CCCCCCAGCCGATCTCCCCAATGGAAGACGAGTGGTACTCCACATCGGACCCCCTGGAACCGGCAAGACTCGAGCTGTTCGAGAGCTCGCTTCCGAGTCGGGAGGAGACCTTTACTGCCTACCCATCACCGGCTCAGCCCTCTGGCTGGACGGGTATGATGGACAACGCATCGCCCTTCTCGATGACTTTGGAGGACGAGCTAGTAAGCTTGGCCTTACCGAGACTCTCCGACTCCTTGATCGATACCCAGTACGGGGGCCTGTGAAGCAGACCTTCTGCTGGTGGAACCCGGAGGAGATCCATCTGACTACCAACATCCATCCGAACGAGTGGTACGACTACTCGCGTCGGGAGGTACACTACACCGCCCTTAAGCGGCGTTTCTCTGAGATCACCACGTATACCGAAGAGGACATCCACACCTTTGTCCCCGGTACGCCTGACTGGGACCGCTTCTGGGGCCTACCCCCTACGGTCGGTGCTCCTGAAGCCCACGTCGGCGGCAGCCTCTTCTTCAATCGATAAGCATTTAAACCTATCCTCTCCTGAGTTCAGTTAACCCTCTATCTAAAAGGGTTAACCTGGGGTCAGGGTATATATAGGCGTAGCCACCCTATACACTCAGCCAAGGGCAAGTGTCCCCTATACACTAATATGGGACAACTTGGTGAGTGTGCTGCTTAAGGGTGGGGATTGGATCCTCACCCACCCTCTTAGCATCCCGTTCATTTTTTATGCAAGTACCCTCGGGTCGGATGCGCCCGCTTGAGCTCGCGGCAGCGAGTCTGCGGAGCGCATATCCCCTTACCGACAGGATAAGTAGGCTAGAGACGGAGTGCATCGCAGATATCCATAGTCAGATTATTGAACAGCCCCTGCAGGGTCAGGGCCGGGCGAAGTCCGGACCGATCAACCGGTAAAGCGCAGACGAGCGTTGTAGGTGATCACTGGTCCCAGAGATGCAGTCGTGGTATAGGCAATCACGTGCAGGGACTTGTCTGCGACTGCGGCAATGACGCTTGTGTTCTGGCCGCTGATAAAGTTCATCTTCATCCCCTTCAGGTCATGATAGAGGTAGAAGGGAATGGACATGCCGGCTTGTCCGGTGGGCGTTCCGCCTATCTGGAAGCCGGCGAGCACGTCCTTCATGTTGACCGTAGTCGACTTCAGCACTGTGAAGCGGTCACTGTACTCCAGGTTGCGGAGCGGCTGGGTCATACCGCGTGCGTCCCCTGAGGGGTTCGCGAACACATCCTCGCTGTTCAGTGTAGCTCCGTTGGTCTGCTTGTCGAGCACGATGGCGACGTAGACGACCGGTGCCTCCCACTGGGTCGTCGGGGTGGTCGCGTAGGGCACTGTGATGTTGCCCTTCAGCGTGATGCTCTGCATCGCGATCTGGCGTCCGTCTCGGTTGCTCTCTCCATCACCCTGTGCCGGGCAGTTGAGGCAGTTCTCCCCGAACGGGTCCATCTCTCCTGAGGACGCGTTGGTAGAGGCCTGGAGGGCTCGGCTGTTCTCAAAGGTGTCGAAGAACTTCCTTTCCAATCCGACATATCCACCTGTACGCCCATTGAGGACTCGGCGGACTTCCGTGGCGACGCTTGGGCTGGTGCGTCGGCCTCTCACGATGGTCGTCTTGCGCTTTCGCTTGTACGCGGGTCCGTTCCCGCTTGAGCTCCACGGAGCCCGACGCTTGTATGTCATTGGCATGTTTGAACTTGATGTTGCCCTTGAGCGAAGTGACCCACTCGTTGTAAGTCATTCGCACGTGCAGGGCTCTTTCCGGTTCCAATGCCGGAAAAGGGGGGAAGCCAATATGATTGGTTCCGAGTGATTTTCATTACTCGCCCCCCCTGCTGTGATTGGTCCGCTCTCGACCAATCAGAAAGAAGCACAGGAGTGGGTTCCATTATTACAACCCACTTCTGTGCCAAGCAGACACAAGCCTGGTTTATGTCTGAGAAGGCCAGATATGTTTTCTGGACAGCAAACAACCCTAGCCTCACCCCCGAGGAACTCCTCGCCAAGTTCGAAGAATGGGCGACCTGTACCTTCGTGGTTTTCCAAGAAGAAGTCGGGGAGGAAGGAACCCGACACTTCCAAGGCTACTCTGAGCACAAGTCCCCAGTGTCCTGGCGCACCTTCGCAAACAAGGCGATCCAAGCGCACTGCGAGTCCCGCAAGGGAACGCAAGCTGGAGCCATTGCGTACTGCACCAAGCACGACACCCGCGTCTCGGGCCCCTACGAGTGGGGTACCAAGCGAGATAACCCCGGTCAGGGATCTCGAACGGATCTTAAGGCATTCGTTGCAGACGTGCGAGCTGGAAAGCGCCCACGTGAACTGCTGGATTCCCATACCGGTGTGCTTGCGAAGTATCCTCGCCTTGAGGGCTATGTCCGCAACGCCTACCCCCCAGCCGATCTCCCCAATGGAAGACGAGTGGTACTCCACATCGGACCCCCTGGAACCGGCAAGACTCGAGCTGTTCGAGAGCTCGCTTCCGAGTC